GTGGTGTTGGAGCCCAGAAACCGGGGTCCACCATGTACACTGGGGCATGTGTGTTATCAGCGCGGAAAGAACAGGCGCGGGAGAGCGTCAATCTCCCATTTGAGGCCACTGGTGTCACCCCTCGGTTCCCCCAGCTCCTGTCAGGGAGCTGCAGAGGTACTAGTCAGCGGCGAGGGACCGCAGGGCCCGACGCAACCCACGCACACGGGTCGGAAACTGCACCTATGGTTCACGCCACAGGCAAAGGCAGCTAGGCCCGCTCGTACAGATTGCGCCGCACCCAACGGCACCCCTCGTCCCCTTTCGCTCAGCCGAGCTTCGTGTACGGCCCCCGACCTTTCAGCCAGGGCATACCCGCACAGGGTTTCCAGTCCGCCACCTGAACTTTCCTACCAGGAGTCCCGCCTCCCGGCGCCCTGCGGCCTGACAATGCGAGGAGCTCCGCACCACGTCCTCACCGACGTGGCAAAGGCGAAGACACGCACCCGATGCCGCCATCCCCCCAGTGCCCCGAGAGACCGGGACAACACCGTCCGCTCACAAGCGGGCGTCCATCCAGGTCTCATAGAGACCCGGACGAGCTTCGAACCAACGCGAGGGAGGCACGTATTCCTCTACGCTGCCGGGAATCTCGACCGCACAAGGTCGGGACTCCAGGCGCCTCTGCTCCTCCGGTGACAAACCAAAGGCTCGCTCGAAGCTCAACCGACACTCCCGTGTCGGAGGGACGACATCCTCCTCAGACGCCAGCCAGGCGCCAACTACAACGTAGTCGGCCAACGCTGCTGTCGGCAGCGCCTTGCCTGGCAGACCCACGGTGCGAAGCACACCGAGCGCGTGAGCCTGGAGAACGGGCACGCCCCGTGCGAGCGACAGCTCACACTGGGCCACCCCACCAAGCCAACGTCTGCCAAAGACCGGCTCGACGAGCCACCTATGACTAGCAAAGGCACCCGACAAGACGGCTCCCACCTCCCTGACCATGGTCCAACCCAAACCATGACCCAGATTGATGGGTGCAGAACGCCCGAAACGGACGTGCTCGATGACGGACACAGGTCGTTCTAGCGTCAGCTCGTGACC